TACAGCGTAACCGTTACCACTCTTATCGAGTTCGGGTTTCCACATAGTATCGTCATTAAAGGATTTTTTTTCTCCGCCTGTTGGGGAAGCAGTTTCCATTGCTGCTCTTAGTTTATCTAAACTACTACTCATTGTATTCTCCTATTTTATTACAATTATATCGCATTTTATTACAATTTTATTAAGATACTTCAGATGGGAATCCCACCCCAAGTATCCATCTCTCACTATTTTCATAATAAGGTAGTTCATTATATCGTATTGCACCTTCTTTGTCTAGAGGGTTTTTGAAATATACTGAACAATTATTGAACTCCTTTAAGAGTGCAATAAACTGACTCCTCTGGGCGTTAAACGCTTGAGGATATGCATAGTTATCACTACCAGCATATATATTGCCAGCATCGTCACCTTGCAATGCATCAAAACCAACCATGTTAATAGTTGTGTAATTGTGTAACATTGCATAACCTAATGCAGACATTCCTGTAAACAGGTTTCTCAACAATGGGTCATTATAAGTGACAATTAATTCGGGTCGTATTAGACCCAAAAAATCTGTTGTTTCTCCATCACCTTGTATGATGAAGTGTGTATCGTCGGGTTTAGTCGTAACGTTCACTTCATGTGAATATTCAAAGCCCGGCTTCATTAAGTCCATCATTTCTATCGGTAATGGGTCAATGTCTGCAAATGCAACTAGATTACCTCTGTAGTAATCTGACTTGACTATTTCTACTTGCATGACAATGTCTACTGCAAAAAGTATATCACATGCAGTAGTGTCTCTATGGATTGCATTACAACCCCACACTTCGTGGTTGCAACCTAAGATATCAAACCCCTCTCTCGAAGGCCCGTTTCCTAATATAGTTACTTCTGACATATCTCTAACAATTTGTTCTTGTATTTTTGATGGTCATATGTTATAAATGTCTTATACTTATTTATCTTAATGTGTAAGTCGGGATATACTACTCGTTCTGATATGAGTGTTTCCCAATCCTTTGTGAAACCAATTATCTCATCCATGATACAAATGGTTTCTAAACTTACATCCTTACTCATGTAAGCTTTAAGCAATCTAGGGTGTTGACCGTCGACTACTTTAAGTTGTGTTTGTATTTTGAACTTTCGTATCAAATCACTAACCTCTGTTTCGAACATGTAACCAAGCTTCTGATTTCTCTTCTTCCATTCTCTATATCTCTTATCACACTCTTTGTCTAGAAGGTCACCCGCCCAGAAATCTTTGTATGATAGATTTGCAATGTAGAAATCTTGTAATTCTTGCTTGTATGTTCTGAACAATTTACCGAAGTGGTATTTGTCTTTACGTTTGAGAAAGGATTTGATATCACTCTTTACTTTTCCGTTATACTTAACGAAGTCATAATCCTTAGAATGAAAGTGTAACTTTATCCCAAGGTATAACGTGTATGCATCATATCCTTCTCTAGAAGTCATTAAATAATAATCTTCTTCTCTGCTGGAACTTCAACTCTTGGTGCTTCTTTGGCACCTGTTGCAATTGCATATGCATCTGCCACACCTTCATTCGATGGTGTTACAAAAACATAATTATTGAACTGAATTGAAGCTGGGCTTCCTTCTCCAGTTAACGCTACCCCATGAGCAAAACCCATTCCGCCGTCGGGATTGGATACTATCATCTTGGGAGAGGATAAAGTAATAGTTGTATCCAACTGACTGTCGAACGCCCCAACATACTCTCCACTGATTGCCACTACTGTGACTATATCACCTTTTTTCATAATTACCTACTTGTTAAAGAAACTAGTAATAGTTCCTTGTGCTGATGAACCCCTGTTTATCATTTTCAAACTAGTTGCTTCTGCTTCTAGCTTTTCTTTGAGAGGTTGGGATATTAACCTCTTTGCTGATTCGGGTTCAACCTTGTTATTCTCACAAACTTTTATGATTGCTCCCATAACATCGGTCTTACCACCAATCAATAACTTCTCGACTTGTTCAGTAAACTCTTTTTTACTTATCACTCTTATACTCCATGTAGATTACGATACTGTTCTCTTAACTTGTACAACTCTTCTACATAATCCAAAGGATTTGCTGTGAAGATTTGAAAGCTACCATTCTCAAGACTAACTAATGCTGTTACTTCTTCGATAGGGGTTCCTGTAAGTTCCTCTACCATAATTGCATATGCTGTCATCTGTAAAAACCAAGGTTTTGCCATGTAGTCTTCCTTGTAAGAAGAAGAGGTCTTGAAATCTATAATTGAAAGTGCATCTTCAAATATTCCAACACAATCCACACGTCCAGCCATCTGTAACTTGTTACTGAACATCGGTGCTTCTAAAGCAATCGGAACTATATCATCTAGTAATGGTTGCATTCCGTTAAATCTGTTTTCTTCAATGATGTCTGTAAAAGTAATCTCTGCTTTTTCTTGTCTTAGATAATCTTCTACAAGTTCGTGAAATGATGTTCCACGTTTGGCTGCACCAGTTGAGATACGATTGGCTTCTTCTTCACCAACTCGTTCTCTCCATAATTTGATATGTTCCCGATTCAGTAATCCTGTTACTGTCGTCACACTTGGATAATGAAATGATTCGTTACCATCTGTGTAAAAACGTTTGCCGTCGATTTGAGTAGTTTTCAAATCAAGGTGTTCGAGCTCATGTAATTCAATAAGTGTTCTTTTTAAATTTGTCATAGTTATATTTTACTTCTTTTTTGCTTGTAAGTCAAGATGCTTTTTAACAGTTTCACGAGTCTTAACTTCTTTGGGGCCACGTTGTCTATGTCTGTCCATAGGGGAGCCTGGGTTGGCAGAAGAAATCTTGTTAAGTACTTCTTTGAATCCACCATCAACCTTTACTCGGTCGCCATGGCCACTTACGGTCATTGGAGCTCCAAGTATTCGTTGTGATAGGTGTGGGTTGTCTTCTTTGAATTGGTCGAGTTTGGTATAAGACATATTATGCTCTTCAATCTCACCAGTTTCATTATTTAAAAAATCATATAGAGGCATACATAAACTCGGGTGTTGGTCTTGCAGTCCATACTGCAAAATCCTTTTTATATTCTTGATAGTATTTATGGTATGCAGTGATGACTGATTTGGATTTGACATCATCAGGCATACATTGAGGTGGTTCTCTCCATGCACAAAGGTCTATATTGTTCGGTAACTGGTCTAGTAGAGATATCAATTTTGTCTCTGTTAAATGGGCCCTGGCATATCTATAGGTGTACTCCTTACATAAAGCTGCAAACAAGTCATATACGAATTGATAGTGTACTGCGTTCTCGCGAACCCAAATTGCTGAGGGGTGATTGACGTGTGACGCCTTATATAAGTTGTCCATGTCACCCTTTAATCTCCATCTTTGAATTCTACGTCCACTCGAATCGTCGATGTAATGTTTCCCATCTAACATTCTGTGTGCAGTAGATAAAAGTTGAGCGTATTCGATAATCATTTTGACTACGTGTTTGTCACAATGTAACTCTGCAGCGATTGTTGGATTTTCATCTAAGTAAAATATGTTCATTGTTGTTTCTCTGCAAATTCTAATTCTTTTGTCCAGTTAGTTTTATTACTCTCATAACATGGACTATTCTTCTGACAAATTATAATTCTACCACCATCCATATCTACCCTAATACTATCTGTAGTAAATATGCCTCCATTGACATCATGCACTACAGCATCTATTATACCATTTTGGTCTTCACTATGTAAGTGGGTTATTAGGAAAATTAGTTCTTCTTTTGTCATTTGTTTTTTCTTAACCATTTTCTATAGGACATAATTGCACCTGTAGTTTTTTTTAATTCTTCTTTCATGTAAACATCATACTTCTCTTTATTTTCTTTAGATGCATTCATGGTAGCAACCCAACCATCTGAGTTGTCTTGCCATTGTTTACTGTTTTCCATTACTTATAAAATTTATGATTATTAATAATTACTGTTTCGTTTAATGAGTCCGCCCAATAAGGCAAAACTGAATCTGCATGGTAATGAGTGGCACCTTCGGTGATGTCACCGTACTCGCCCCAGTGAACTGCCTTTGCAGTCATGAGAGATATCTCCCATGTGACACTATCTTCTGGCACATCGGACTTACCATCACAATACCACGAAAATTGGCACTTGTTTCGAACAGGTACTAAAGACCCATTCCAATTTGTTCTCCATTTGGCTTGATAAACTACTCCACACATTGTATCGGGGTAGTTGACACTCTCAACTCGATTTTGCACGACTTGAGCAACCGCTATTTTCCCTGCAATCGGCTGATTACCTGCTTCGAAGTAGATGTTCTTTGCCAAACAGAAAATTTCACCATTTGGGTCGGATGCCCAAACCTTATTAATGAAGAAAACACCTATTAGAGTGATTGTCATTAAGGTCATGTGCATAGGCACAAAGTATTTGGAACTAGAATTCGGTATTTTCACGATTTGTACTCCATCCATGCATTCACAATGGCAAAAGCTTGCTCTTTGTTAAATC